AGCCACGAGACCGGGTTGCCAGAGGTACTGGTTGTCCGAATCTTTCAGCTTGCGGATGATCTTGGCGATCGGGTCGCCGGTCACCCACGTCGCGTTGGTGCGGTAGCGCCGCGCCAACCCGTGGTACGTGTCGATCAGTTCGTCGGCGGTGACCGTGGACGTCGACGCGGCGGTGGTGCCGGTGAGGTTCACGCCGGCGACTGCGGTGGTGGCGAAGATGCCGGTAGGTTTCCCCGAACCGTCGCCGGAGCAGAACGCTGCCTCCTCTAGGAGGTCGAAATTCTCAACCGCCCGGTTTTGGAGGTATCCGACGAGGTTAAAAGCGTTGTCCTGTAGAAGTTCCTCAGACACCTTGATGATGCCGCCGCCCTTATGCGCTCCAATCTGGATCGTCCCGAACACCGGGTCAGACTCACCGTAGGATGCCTCCTCGTCGATCCACCCGAACGTCCCGCGCGTCGTCTCGGCCGGGTAGTTCCTGCTAACAGTGGTAGTCACGACGTCCGCGTAACGGCGGATAACGTTAATCTCGGCGAGCGCCTTGATGATCATGTTTGACCACTCTTCGGGGACGAGGTAGCCGCCTTCGGTGTCTTCCCCCGCTTCGAGTGCGTTCCTGAACTCCGGGCGGGAACGGTTGTAGCCATTTCTACAATACCCGTCGAAGAATGCCTTGGAGTAGAACTCTTTCTTCTTCGCCTTCACCTTGTCTTCGTCGAGGATCTTGTCCTCGGGGGATTGCGGGTGGCCGGCGATCGGCTCGTCGCGTCCGGCGCCGGCGGTCGCCCGTTCAAGCTCGGCAATGTTCTGGAGCCGGTCGACCTGCTTGCCCAGGGCGTCCGCCTCGGCCTGCATATTTTCGTAACTGGTCTCCTGGTCGGCGCTCATCGCGCCGTGCTCGCCCCGAGGATTATCGAGGATGTTTCGCATCTCCTTTACGAGAGACGCCCGCTGCTGTTTAAGATCATTGATCTTCATTTTTTTTGTCGTTTGGTTAGTGGGCGTCTGCCCGATTAAGCGTCAACAAGGTCAACCCGTCGACGTAGAATTTGAATTTTCGCCTTTGCCGATAGCGCCTTAGCTTCGTCCTCCCGCCGCTTGGCCTCGATCGCATCGGGAACCTCCCTGATACCGAGCGCCGCGAAGTCCCACTTCGCCGCCGCCTCGCCGGCGTCCTGCCCGGTGACGGCGTCGGCAAACCGCTTCTCGACCGCCTCCTCGGCCGACAACCACGTCTCCGCCTCAAGCATCGCCATCACGTCGGCGGACTTCATCCCCGTCCGTGCGGTGTAGGCTGGGACGATCGTCGACGCCTCGATTTTCTCCAGCAGGTCGGACGCCTCGCGCAGTTCCCGTTTGTTGCCCACCGCCATCATCCACGCCTCGTGGACCATCACCATTGAGCTCGGGGACATCTCGATCCGGTCGCCGGCGAGCATGACCAACGACGCGATCGACGCCGCGACGCCGTCCACCACCGTCGTCACTTTGGCGTCCATGGATTTCAAAAGGTTGTAGATTGCCACCCCGTCGAACACGTCGCCGCCGGGCGAGTTGATCCGCACCGTCAGATCGTCGACGTCGAGCGCCTCGACCTGCCTCGCCACGTCGAGCGCCTCGACGCCCCAAAACCCGATTTCCCCATAGATCAGCAGGTCGGCGGCACGGGCGCCGGGCTGGTGTTCAAGTTTGAATGTCGTCGGCGTCTTACGCTCTGCACGGTTACGCGGTTTAGCGCACCAGTTGAGATTGATGTTAGGAGCTTTTTTCATCGCTGGAATAAGTTTTCGGGGATCTGTTCTGGATTTTCACCTGCGCCCCTGGCGTCCTCGCCGACGGGCGTCATGTTCACCGGCGCCAGGTATTCGTCGCCGCCGTCGATCGGGTTCAAGTTCTCCATCCGCCTGATCTCGTTCGCGGAGAGGTAGCCCCATTGTCTCGCGCTCGCGTAGTAGGCGCTGCGGTCTTTGAGGTTGCCGCGTTCTAACCCTTTCAGGTCGAACTCGATAAAATACCGTTGGCGCTCGCGTTTGAGCAGTAGCGACCGGTTGAGTTCCGCCTCGTGGATCTCGATAATCGGCCGCAGCGTATTAATTGAAAAGTCCCGGTTTGCTTCCTCGACGTTGGCGCGGGGGATGTTGTCCATGATGCCGACTTTGTTCGGCGGGACGCCGAAGACGGCGCAAATTTCTTTCGCCTGGCGCTGCCGGCTTTCGTCCATCTGGCTTTCGTTGTTCGCCGACCGGGGCGACTCAACTTTCATCCCCTCCTGCAAGACCATCGACTTGTAGGCGTTTTCTGTTCCAGAATACTCTTGCTTAATCTGCGCTTTCAGGAAATCCCTCGCCTCGACGCCGAGCTTGCCCGGGTGCGACAGGATCAGCCCGAGCCGGCTACCGTTGCCAAAGAACTTCGCGGCGTTCGTGTCGAGCGCCTGGGCGAGCCCGATCGTGTCGCGCCACGTATCCAACGAAGACACGCCAGACAAACCGTTGAACGATAGCCCCTGGAGATGGAGCATTTCGTAGCTTAGCAAGACCCGCTCGGGGCGGATGGTGTCGCCGTCGCTGTCCGTCACCTCGCGGACTTTATAGTAGATCCCCATCGACTTCGACCGGTGGACTTCGACGTCGTTCGGGTGGACCGGCCAGATCCCCGACGGGCGCCCGTCCGCGCCCCAGGTGATTTCTGAAAAAGCGTTGCCGTAAAGCGCCCGGTTCGCCTCCATTGCCATCCGCCACGAGGTGGATGACATCTCAGGGTTTGGTTCGTAGCGGATCAGGTCATGGAGCGCGTGGTTGTTCGCCTCCTCGACACCACCGTCGCCGGGGCGGCGGCGGTAGATCTTGATCGGCAGCGTCGCCACCGTCCGGGCGAGGAGGTTCACGCACGCGAAGACCGTCGAGATGCGTAGCGCAGATGCGGCGGTGACGTTCGTGCCCGCGGCGCTGGTGCGCCCGAGAAGCGCGTCAACCAGCCACGGCGGAGGCGATGCCAAGCTAGAGTTCTCGACCGGCGCCACCGGGACGTCGCGCCGAGACGGGAGCGCCTGACCGAGCGCGGTCAGCGAATGCGGGGAGCGTTCAGGGGTGTGAGGCATCCTGCCGCAACTATATTACAAATGAAAGTTTATTGCAAAAAGGAAACTTTGCGCCAAGGGGCAGTTTTTACCCTTTTATCGGACTTTTTTTCGATTTCTCGCCGATTTTAGCGCATTGACGCTATAAAAAGACCACCGGCGAGCCGTTTTCGGCGGCGTTTTCGCGCTTTTTTAACGCAGATAGCGCCAAAAAAGCCTCACGACGCACCCGGCCGGCCGATTCCCGGCGTTTTATCGCGCCTTCGGAAACCTCTAGCGCGTCGCCGAGTTCCTGCCGCGATAGCCCGAGTGCTTCGCGGATCGCGCGGTAATCCGCGCCAGTCCTCACAAAAACAACCCGGCTTCTTCTCCAGCGGCGCTATAGACGCTCACCCCGTCATCCTCGCCGGCGACACCGATCGCGTTGACGAGGGCGGCCATCCCGTCGATCCTCTCCGCTGACCGGGACTTGTCTAATTTGATGTTTCCACTGGGGTCCAACCTCACCGCGACATTCTTCCTGTTCCAAGATAGTATCGGGTGGTCACCGTGCGCGAGCAGTCCCCCCATCACCAGTCGCTTCAATTCGTTACAGAGGGGGGATTGTGTCACAAATCCCTGACGAACGGCGACGGTCTCGACGCCCTGATCGGCGAGTCTGTGGGCAAGGTCGGCGCATTTCCACGGATCGGCTCCAATCACGCGATAATTCCATTTCTCGGCGAGCTCGAGGAGATCCCGCTCCACCCAGTTGAAGTCGGTCACCTCTCCTGGGATTGTCCGTAGAATCCCAGCGCGCGCCCACTTCTCGTAAGGCACTTGATCTTTTCGGGAGCGGTCCAGTATCCCCTCGGCGGGGCACCAGAACGTTGAGCGTACGAGCGTCCGGTCACCCTCCCTCGTCGGGGGGTATATGACGACAAGCGCGGATAAATCGTGGACTTCGGCCAAGTCGAGCCCAGCGAATCCCTGCCGCCCCTCAAACTCGGATTCCGCGATCTCTCCCCCACACGCCTCCCATTCCCGGTTAGAAATCCAGGCGACCGTGTCCTCGCTCGTCCAGGAGTTCAGGCGCTTGACGAAAAGCTCTCTCCTCGTGTTCGGGGGGACGTCGCAAGTTTCCACCGCTTCCCTGAAGTCCGCTTCGGATAGCGACGCCCCAAGTTGGGGGTTTGAAAGGAACCACTGGCGCGGTTTGCGCCACTCTTTCGGGTCATCCATCCCCCAAATCGCGTAGTTTACCCGATCGTTCTCGAAATCGTTCTGGGCCGGGTCTAGGACTTTCAGCCCCGCCTCGTGGACGCTCGCACAAAACGACTGGTTTGAGAATCCAGCAGTCGTGATCGCCGTAAGGAATGACGTTGGGCGTTTCGCTAGGCTTGTGCAAAGCACCCGATAGAGCTCCCCGTCACGGTGGGCGTGTAGCTCATCGATGATCGCAACAGCGATGTTAAGCCCGTCCGCCGTCTGCGCGTCGGACGCCATCGGTTTAAGAAACCCTTGAGTGAGGGCGCAAGTGATTTCGTGCTGTTTAACCCGGAGCAGTTCGGACAGCGTTGGGGAATTTCGGACGTATGAGCAAGCGTCCCGGAAAAGTAGCCGCGCCTGTTCACTCTTCGTCGCTGCGGCGTAGCACTCGGCTGCGGGTTCGCTCCCTAGCGTCATCTGAAAAATCGGCAGAACCGCCGCCATCGTCGTCTTCCCCGACCCCCTCGGGACGCAGATATAGCTCTGCGAGAACCGGCGTCGTCCGTCGGGCATCCACCACCCAAAGATCGCGCCCAACGCGAGCTTCTGCCACGGGCTGAGGACTAGCGGAGTCCCGGCGAGCGGTCCTTTCCAGTGGCGGATGTATTTTTCGCAGAACGAGATGAACTTCTCCGACTCCTCGGGGCGCCATTCCAGATCCCCGCGCTCCAGGTCTCGCATATGCCGCATCGCACCCCACTGGGCTGTCCGACACCACTCCCGACCAGACGGGTCGCATTTCGTCTCGGCGACGGCCGAGGCGATTTCGGTTACGGTGTCAGGCATATCCTAGCAAGACCAACTGTGCCGGCTTGTCGATGGCGTCAAGCGCCTTGGCGGCGCGGTTGCGTGCGTGGCGGAGCTTGTGTGCCGCCGACATTTTCGCGCGGTG